CTACAAAACAGTAGAGCGTATGGTGGAGGAGATACGCGCTGAGTTATCTCAGGGCGAGGACTTAGACACTATTAAAGATAGAAGCGGGGAGTTTATAGACAGTTGGCTACCCGTTTACAATAACCGCATAATAGAGGAGTGGACACTTATGCCTAATGATTACACCGACAGAGGGAGCGCGGAGTTAGGCACAGGGCAGGAGATAAGTATTATCAATTTAATGACCCTTGATCTTTATCTTTACTATTCCGATCTATTCAATGAAGCAGTAGCGGAAGTAGAGCAAGCATTAGAGGGGGCGGAGTAATGCGCTCACCTACATATTACAGAGTGCGGGCGATAGTGCGGGCGGTGTTTTGGCTCTCACTATTAGCAGGGCTTTACTTAATAAGCTCCCGCTTATGGTTTACGGGAGAGGGCTACTGCTGGGGAGTGGGGTGCGGGCTATGAGCGTGAGAGAGAGGGAGCAGACCGCACTTTGTAAGGGGTGCGGGTGGAGCTTTGGTCTAGTTAATCTATACGCTGGGCATAAGTCGGGCGAGTGGCTTTGTGTTGAGTGTTTAGATATACAGAGTAAGGGGGTGAGAGAGTGAGAGTTCATCACTATATTATCAAGTTTACTGAAGAAGAAGGCTGGCAGATAGACCCTGATTTAGAGAGCGATAACTTCCCTAATGGCACAATATATGACAGCGCAACGGGCTGGGAGTTCGGCTATCAAGGAGAGGGAGTTTACGCTAAAGATGAGGAGCGTTTATCTGAGGAGCTAACTTTATTACTTGAACATCATAATAAGATGAGTGCTAGATTACTTAATACAATAATTTAGTGGCGAAATATCCATAACCTACTTGTCTAGGGTAGGTTGTGGGTGTTATTCTACTAACAGTAGGAGAGGGCGAGCAGATAGCTCGCTTATAGATAGGAGAGAAAATGAATACGGATACAATAAGCGATTTAATTATCGCTGTTAAAAATATATTGCCTAATGCGGAAGTATTTTACGCTGGCGATAGAGTGCTAATAGAAACTAACTTAGAGGTGGGCTTAGGCGGTTATCTAATTCCAGCAGAGCCAACAGAGAGCGAGAGGGAGAGAGTATGAGTAAGAGAGTGAAGGCTAAACCAGCGTGTGTAGTTTGTGATACTCACGATGGTTTATATTTTGAGTTTGGTAATGGAGAGAGATTACCTAGCTACCATATTGTTATCGGCTTAGGCATAGTTTGTAATGAGTGTAGCGATAACAAGAATAAGGTGAGTGCCTAATGCTTGGATATAGTTATGAGGATATACAAGGCTTTGGCTCAACGCTAAGGCTTGCTGAACTAATGGCGATAGATACGGGAGAGCCTGAGATAAGAGAAGGACTTATGAAAATATGGGACTTCTTTGAAGGTGTATTAGCTGAGGGCTATATCGCTGAGGAGGTGGGCGCAAGTGAGTAAAGAATTAAAAGAGATAAATGAAGCTCTCACTAGCCTATGGTGGAGTGCTGAGATAAGTGATAACGCTAAGTTATGGTGGAACGACCACTATCAACAACTAATGGAGAGGGAATTAGCGAAGTGAGTAAGATTAAAAGACACTTAGAGGAGAAGATAGTTATCTCTCACTCTAGCGAGGAGAATACGGCTTGGAAGCGGTATATCTGCTTTCAGTATGAGGGCAACGAATATGAACTAACCCTATTTTGGGATGAGTTTAATGGCTATGAAATCTTTTGGAGAGAGCCTGATACCACACCTAATTGGGTAGTGGAGTGGGATAGCGAGGCTCATAGTGGTATGAGCTTTGAGCATTACCTAGATGACCTAACTTGGGAGATGAATAAATGAGTTATACACCAGCAATATGTGGCGACCACTTAGTCCCAATAAGTGAGTGCGACTGCGTTAATTACTTACAGGAGTTAAAGACCTCAGCCGAGAGGTTGGTTCAGCTAACTAAAGAGAGGGAGGAGTTAAGTAAATGAGTGAGATGACTATCAACGATATGGTAAAGCTAATAGAGGAGAGCGAGAGAGAGGAGGAGAGCGGTGGAGATGAAAGGGTATGAGTTCACAGAGGGAAATGGCGACACCATTACTTGTGACTATTGTAATCAAGTAGTTGGTAAATGGTATAGCGATTTAACCCACGCTATATGCCGAGCTTGTCTAATCAACAAGGTAGTTATAGAGGAGAGTGTATGAGCGAGCCACGCTACCTATTCGGAGATGACTACGCCTATAATGGAGGCTATGAGGAGTTAATTAACTGCGATACCTGCGCTGTTGAGTTTGATAGGGCAGAGTATAAGTCAGATACCTGTGTAAATTGTGAGAACGAGAGAGTAAAGAGAGAGAAGGCGAACAGATGAAAGATGTATTAGAGCTACCTAGAAGGGGCAAGGTTAATGTTGTATTCTATGAGGTGTCAGATGCTCAAGGGATAGCTATATGGGGCGGAGAAGATGTCCTAGAGGCTGTTAAGTGGTATCGTAATAGCCCTCCAGACAGTAAGGTTTGGGTGGGACAGTATGAAACGACAGAGGAGGAGGCTAAGTTAACTATGGACTTTATAGAGATAACACCAATAGTCCTAGCCACTATCGCTAATTGTGTGGATAGGTGGAGTAAGTGAGCGTTGTAGAAAAGAGAATAGAAGGGGCGAAGGCACAGGCCGTTCGTCAGAGAAACTATCGTAGAGCTAGGGATAGGGCGCTTGCTCGTTTGAGTAGAGATTACCCAAATGTTTATCGCACCTACCTAGAGGAAGAGATGAACGCTGATGAAAATATGGGTAAGAAATGGCTTGATATCGCTGGCAACACTAAGTCTAATCGTTTTCGCAGAAGGTAAGTTATCAACACCAACAGTAAAACAAATACCAAATGGAGTTATAGAGAATAGGAAGGCAACAAAAGATGAGAAAGATCGTAATAGAAAGCTCGCACAAGAGTACGCTTCGGCTGGTTGGGACTGGCGAGGAAGAGAGTGGACCTGCCTTAAGTCCCTTTGGACCCGTGAGAGCAGGTTTGATAACTATGCAAAGAACCAAAGAGGATCAAGTGCTTACGGAATTGCTCAGCTCCTTAGAGAGAAAGATCACCGAAGCGAATATCAAATCTTACGAGGTCTTAAATACATTGACTCTCGTTACGGCTCTCCTTGCAAGGCGTATAAGTTCTTCCTCAGAAACAATTACTACTGATATAACATAGAGTTCCCTTCCTTCCTAGGGACAATAAGCCTCGCAGTTTCGTTCATTTTCTGCGGGGCTTTCTTAATTGTTAAAGACAAAAACCCCTTCGGGATAGGAACCGAAGGGGCTATTGCCAGCACTCAACTGGATATCGGATCCAGCCTTGTAGCAGAATTGTAGCACATTTTTACAAATGTAGCACAATTATTTATCATTAGTATAAAAGCCACTACCCTTAAATGTTATAGCAGGTGAGGTATAGATACGCCTAAGCGTAGCTCCGCAAGTTGAACACCTATAGTTTTCTTCAGGTGCATTGATAGATCTTTCAATCTGTATAGTTTCATCTCCACCTGGACACTCGTATTCGTAGATCAAAACTCTTCCCCATCTTTTATATTGAGATAACCAACAGGCTTAGACCTGCTCTTCTTATTAGCGAACTCAGTAGTAATAGGTAGCCACTTGTCCTCCCACTTAGGCATTGGGAGTTTGGAGAGATTAAACCCCCAGATGCCGTTAGGTGTGGAGTTGATATACCAGGGAGTAAGGGACCTGATACCAGCCGCCATTATGAGAGAGGAGTACTTGTGTTCCTCTATTAACAGATCGTCATAGTGTGTCTTCCTAGATTTCAATTCAATAAACATCTTATGTTCCATACTTACACAGTCAAAGCTATCAAACTCATCTTCACTCTTACTCAAATCAGAGAAGTGAAACTCTCTTAAGTAATCAAATAATTCAGACTCTCTTAATACATCTATGCCCAAGGTGAATCCCCGCCCAAGTTATCTTGCAACCTACGCAGAGCTGAGGTGCATCTGCGATCAGCAGTGGATACTGCTACCTCTAAGTATTGTGATATCTCTTGAAGGGTATTGTTATCGTAGTAGCGCATACGAAGTATGATCTTGTCTTCTTCTTCTAACTTTAAGTATGATCTCTTTACATCTATTAAGATAGCAAGAAGGTTGCCACCCTCTGCCGGTGTTGACTGCTTACGAGGTTGTCCATCATTGATTAACTCTTGTGCTTGTTCTAATACTGTGCCTTCAATAACTGAGGCTAAGATATGTGGCATTAACTGAGCGATAGTTGCAGTATCGTAGAAGGCTTCATCAGTAGTTTGATAGCCAGCCTTACGAGCCTTCTCCCTACGAGCATACTTCTCTGCAATCCTACGCATCTGAAATGCAAGTCTGCTTACACTATATTCACGCTTCTCTTTGTTCTCTTCATTAAGTTGATCTAAGTATTGACTCTGTCTACCCAACACCCAAAGATAAAGTTCTTGCTTAACATCATCTCGCTCTACCCAACCCTTGAACTTACGGGTAATAGAGTTAGCCACTGCTGGTACTAGA